CTTGACAGGAGACGGAATAGCAGCAGAAGCAATACCTTTCACCGCAGAGGAAAATCCACCTAAGGCTATACCTATTCCAGTCATCCACTTATTAGCAATTTCAGCAGAGTTTTGTTTATCTGACCATTTTTTTGCCTGGTCGAAATTAAATGATGCAAAATCGTTATTAATCTCAATACCTAATTCACGCAATGATTCATTACGCCTTAGCTGAATCTTATAGCGCGTATCAGCATTAAGATTAAGTACAGTTGCCATAGTAGTAGCAACAGAAGCCTTGACATCCTGATAATTAACAGCGATACGGGAATCTGATTCCTTAATCTGCTGCTCAAGATTACGGCATGCCAACTCAAATTCACGAGAACGCATATAGCGGTCAAATCTCATCTGAACAACATTTTCTTGCAATTCAGCAGTTTGGGCTACAATCTTATCACGTTCTTTATAGAGATTCTCCGTCTCAGCAGCGACCTTATTAAGCATGCCTGCATAATATTCCGACTGATTATGTAACATATCGGCTGTATTATGAGCTACATATACTTTAGCCTTATTATATTCAATAACACTTTCAGCGGATGCAGCTTTAACAAGAGCATCGGCAGACAATATATTATTCTCTACCTTAAGATTATCAGTCTCAGCCTTCTTCTTATCAGTATCAGCACCAACATTTTCGGCCTGCTTCTGAGCTAGACCAATCTGAACGGCTTCTTGGAACATCTGTCCATAAGTCTTCTTACCAGCAACACCTGACACATCAGCAGGAGTAGCAGGAGCGCCAGAAGTCAACTCAGGACTAGTAGCAGAAGGCTGGAACATTCCACCTTGAGAGTAAGCCAAATCGGGATTAAGACCAGCGGCTCTCATACGAGCAGCAACAGCAGACGGACTATTATACTCATTTTCTCGTCGCCACTGGTCCAAGTTCCACTGGTTTTGCATTTTGGCGAGATTTAAGTTATATAATCTTGTATCTCGATTTTCTGCCTTATTAGCTGCTATCTGTTTATCAATGTTGGCGGACTGCTGGAAGCCGCCAACGACCGAACCGAGAAATGGTAAAAATGAAGCAGGCATAACTAATATCCATTACGTTTAATGTCATTTTTTCGAGCACTCAAAAATTTATCCTGAGCATCCTTCTCAAGCTCCCATAACTGATTAATATCAGCACCGCGTTTAAACATGGGTTCAACGGTAAACGACATAGGGTTAGGACTTTCATCATAATATTCCTGCATACCCTTAGCAGAAATAGGAATACCTCTAGCAGTAAGTTCGGCTACCTGGGCTGGTGTCATAGCAAGGCCAGGAATAGTGCGCTTAACTTCATCTACGCAACGACATCTAGCAAGTCGAGAGGCGCTAATAAATTTTCTTTCAGCCATACGCAATTTTTTAAGTGGGTGTTTACAAAAAAAATGATTTACTATCGAGAACCGCATTTGGTTGCAATGCCTTGTTTGCATCCTGCGACAAGTCGCAGGCTAGTCCCACAAGGCAGTGCAACCAAACGCGCGGGACGAAGGTGGACAGCAAGTAACATCTACTGAATACGGTATAGGAACTTATCGTTTTTTTTATGTAGATGCTCTTAGGAAGGCCAGCATCGTCACGGGAGAGTACGCGCGCGCGTGAGGCACACACGCACGTATGAACAATTAACAATTTTCATTAATGTAATCAAAAATAGAACGTTATTCAGAAGCTTATCAGGCCTTATAATCACTTTCACGCGCTCAACGTTCCAGCGCAGCCCGATACGCTCTAACCGAGCCGTGCAGCTGTTGTACGTGGGATTGGCAATTTTGCCGACATATCGAAGTAGATTTGTCCAAAAATCTTATCCGTAACATCTGTAACAGCAAATACATCATTCACCTGATTTTCATCAACCAACAAGAAGGAATCAGACAACTCAGGCTTAATCTCGAATGTGCGGTTCATGATGAAGTTTTTCAATGAGGTACGGAAGAGACCGTGAGCCACATCAAGTTTTTGAACATATTCATACCAAGGACGCTGATAGCCGAAGGTATCATAGAGTGAATCCTTATTATCATTATATGCCTGAATAGGACACAACTCACGATATGTAATCGGCTGGAATCCAACATTGGCAAATTCAGGCTGGAAATGGTCAAGCAATGAACGGTACAAGAAGTGCTTGGGCAATACCTGCGTATAGATAGGAACTGGAACAACATAGATTACGCCAAGAATAATACTTTCTTCATCGCAGAAAACTGAAATCCTACGGGACTCCTTACGGACACCAGCATTACCAGCCATAGCACCAAGCTGGTCAGCATAAGAACCAGAATCAGCACGCTGTACAGTTTGAGTAACAGCATTCATATCAACAATCTCAGAGAAACCACCAAGATACTCAGGCATCATAAGCTCATCGAATCGAACCTTAACTTCAAATCGACCCTGAATAATATCACGATAAGAATAGCCTTGACGCATATTCAGCTCAAGGAACTTTTGGTAAGCATTTACATTACGGAAATCAGCAATAGAGATACCACTCTGAGCAAGTTCAATCAAAGAACGAGACTTATGAACTGGAATATCATTACTCAATTCCGAATAACGAACATCCAACAATCCGTCTGAATTAGAGTCAAATTCAACACCAAATCTACGGCCATCTTCATCAACCAATGCAACCTTCTTGACAGTAGTAGTAGTACCTTCGGCGGAAACTGATTGCTCATCATAAGTAGTAATACCAACTAATGGAGCAATACCTTGTTGTGGAGACTGAACAGCAGTAGTGAATGCATCTCTCTCCCAATTACAAGTATGAATTTGATACTTATAATTATCAGCACCACCAGCACGGGAAGGTATCCACTTATTATATTCTACCTGACCATCAACATAATAAGGCCTATTACGATTATCACGGAAATAACAGTTATAAACAGCTTCATAAGCACGCGCCGAATATGCAGCAATCTTCAATTGTTTCTCCTTATCCTTGTTAGAAGAATCATAATAAGGAGACTGAGACGAAACAATATCACGGACACCAGTCTGTTCGGAGTAAAATTCAGTATGAGAGAACCATAATTCTACCACAGCCTGAGAACCTGAACCTGTTACATTAACTCCAAGACCTTTATAAGGGGAAGAAGCGACGGAAGAAAAAAACACCAGACGAACACGAGTGACATTCTTACCTTCATAAGCATTCATAGGGATAGCATAACGACCTTCATAAGGGGAAGAAGCATAAACGCCGGCAAAACAATATTCTACACCTACAAGCTTGTCGGTATCATCATAATATAATAACAATACCTGAGAAGTAGTATCAAGTGGCACTGCACCAGGAGTGGCAAATGCCAATGCAATATCAGTCGAACCAACCTCAGGAATCCAATTTGATGTAGTTTCTTTCCATCCTGTAACATTCAAGTCAACACAGTTACCAGCATATAATGGCATACCCATAGACTGGTTCATCTTAAGGTTCTGAGACGGACTAATCACAGAAACATTATCTGCAAACCAAGCCAAGAAGCCTGCATTATCTGCATCCCAGATATCAAATAGCTTCTTAGCGAGAGTAGAAGATGTTTCACTTTCAGAAATACCACTATTAAGCCAACGAGCACAATTAAACAACAATGCAGTATTAGTAGGAGTAGCAGAAACAGATACAGTATTGCCATAAGCACCTGCAATAGTAGTCGGCAAACCAAGATAATCATAGAGTGAACCAGTTTTAGGCAACTGGCCTTTAAAATCATGATACGGTTCAACAAGACCTTCACGATAATTACCAACATAATCCATATAATCTTCCCATAAGGTACGCAATGGAATCTTGAAAAATGACTGACGACAGAACATGCGAGTCTGATTTGGAAAAACCATAGGCATAAACTGTAATCCAGTGCGCGCAGAAAACGAAAGAGAGCTCTTATTGGGAACAAGCTCACACAATGTAGGTGTAATATTACCAATACTAAACGAGATGTTATTACAATGCGTCCAGTCA